CTCGGGCGGGCTTCTTGAGTGGTCGCTTCATCCGCCCGCGGCGCTTCTTGCGGGGCGGCAGCGGGGCGATCTCGAGCTCGGGCTTGGCAGGTGGAACTGGGGTTGGGGTATCGTCCATCACAAGATCCTTGTTTCGCCGGCGGCCATCGCCGACAGGGTGTAGAACTCATCGAGCTCGGCCGGGGTGGCGCGACCCTGGGTCATGCGTGCGGTCCAGTCTCTGTCGCCCTTGAGCTGGTTCAGGCGCGCCTGCGCGCCCTCCATGGTGCGGGGCACGCCCGAGGCCTGCGGGCCGCCGCCCGAGACCAGGGCATCTTCCTTGAGGCCTTCGCCGATCCGGCGGAACATCTCGGCCGCGCGGCCGACCCCGATCACGTTGCCGATCGCCGAGACCTCCTCGTTGGAGAGCCCAAACCGGCGCGCGCCCTCGTCGGCCCGCAGCAGGTTGTACTGATGGTTGGCGCCCCAGCTCTTCTCGAGCTCGCCCTTTTCCCGGTCGATGCGCGACTGCAGCACGGTCTTTTCGCGAATATCGCCGTCGTTCATCCACTTGAGGAACGCGTCGACAATGCCGCCGGCCTTGTCCTTGGCGACGTTGGCGCCGGCGAACGCGTTGCGCAGCCCGGCGACGAAGTCATCGGAGAGCGGCTTGTCGTCGATCTTGAATGAGGAGAAATCGTAGTCGTCCGGCTTGCCGGGAACGCCGAGCTTGCCCCAGAACGCCTTGATGTCCTCGGGCTTGGAGTTAGGTCCCGGTAACTTCGCAATTTGGTCGGGCGGGACGCCGAAATGCTTCTCGAGTTCTCTGTAACCTTTCGTGAGCTCGGTCGCGAAGGTCTTCGGGTTACTGAGATCCCAGCCTTTGTTCTGCCAGAAGCCCAGCGTATCGGCCTCGACACCATCATGCCAGGTGGGGGTAGGGGCGGCACCGGGGGCTGGAGGCGGCGATCCGCCTCCGGGGGCTGCACCAGGGGTTGGATCAGGCGGCATCTTGCGTCTCCGTTACGATGGTTCGACCGATTGAGAGCAGCTGATCCTCGTTGAGCTGGATCATCTGCAGGATGTGGACAAAGACCTGCCGGCGGCCTTCCGCGATCAGGATGTCGTTGGTGGTCTGCGGCAGGTCGAGCGGCACCAGCGAATTGCGAAATCGACAGATCGCCATCAGGTCCTTGATCACCGCCTGACCCATCTCGGACAGGAACGCCAGCCGGTAGGCGCGGATCAGGGCGAGTTTTTCGTCGCGTTCTTCTTCGTCGCTCATGTCGGTGCGTTGATTGCGGAGCCGGGGCCTTGCGGCGGGACGGCGGCGGCCATCTTGGCCTGGGCGGTGACCATCTGGGCGCGCCCGGGCAGTGACTGCAGCTGCGCCGCGGCGGCCTCCTTGTCGGCCCGGGCCTTGCGCTTGGCGGCGATCTGATCCTCGCCGGCGACCCATTCCGGCCGGACCGAGTAGATGTCGGCCATGTCGATTGCCGCCTGGTCGCCGTTGACCGGATCGAGCCAGGTCGGGTCCTGGGTTTCGACCGAGAGCCGCTGCAGGTTCTCGACCCAGCGATTGAAGCCGGCGGCCTCACCCATCTTGGCGGCGCGCGCCAGCGGCGACTGATCGGTGACCTCGTAGTGCCCGCGCGCCTCGGCGAGCCGCGGCGGGATCTGCGGCAGCAGGCCGGCGAATAGCGCGAGGTCGAGCTCGCGTTCGACCAGGCCGCCGACGTATTCGGTGAACTGCCGGCCCAAGGTCGGGGCGACCAGCATGCCCTTTTCGTTGACAAGCTCGACCACCTGGGTGGCGGTCATGTCGGGATGCTCGGTGAGCACCTTGAACAGCGAGACCAGGAACACGTCATCGATGATCGAGCGCTCTTCCTGCATCATCTCGATGTTGATCTTGATGTCGCCGGTCGGCAGCGTGTGGACGAGCGCCTTGCCGTCAGGGGTGACGCCACCGCGGTTCTGCGCGCCCGGGCGGGTCTTGATGTCCATCAACCCGTCGTCCGCAATCAGCAGGACGGGATCGCTGGCCCTATGTCCTTGCTTGAGGAAGGTGACCTTCTGGGCATTGAGCGTCTTCATCGCCGCCAGCACGATATGCGCCGGCCCGCGCCCGTAAGTCTCCATCGGGGTCTGGTCGTAGCGCGAGACCGCGAACGGGAATACCCGGTAGCCGCCCTCGGGTGCCATCAGGCAGCGGCCTTCCATGGAAACGTAATAGCTTGCGAAGGGAAACGCGCGGTGATCGAGCCTTGAGGGATCGAAGTCGGCTCTCGGCTTTACAACATGCAAAAAATTGTAGGGCCACAAGCTGTCTTGCTCGAGTGGGGCCACGAGATTGGGAGGTAACCATTCGCGACCCCACTGTTGCACGGCCTGGTAAGCCGTTCTGCGGAACCAGCGATACATGCGATCGACCTTGCCCTGGTGGTTCTCGCCAAAGAAGGTCTCGCCGAACGGCAGCGCCTTGTAGCGAAAGCCGGGCATGCCGCCGAACCGCGATCGGTCGAATAGGTCGGTGTACATGGTGGCGTTGCCGAACGCCCCCAAGGACTGCCAGTTGTTGTAGTTCTGGGCCTGGAAGTTGGCGTGGGCGGCGTAGCGCAGCTTGAACAAGATCCGGGTGACTTGGGAGAACCATTGCGCGGTCGCCGGGTCTTTCATCACGTATTCGTCGGAGGTGAGCCCGTGCCAGAACATCGCCTTCGGGGTGACCAGCGAATCGCAGATCGCGCAGAACCGGTGCAGGGCCAATGCCGCCGTGGCATCAATTTGCTGTTGCGTCTTTTTTTGCCCCGGCCAATTCCAGTTGCCGTAGAAGAACGTGTTGCGCGAGGTCGGCAGGATCAGCTCGGCGATCTCCTCGCAGTGCAGCGCGGTGGTATTGCGCCAGGTCGTCATCTGGCTGAACTCGCGCATCAAGTCGGCGATCAACTCGGCTTCACGATCGGAGATGACGCGGGCGTTGCCCTGCTGCTCGAGTTCCTTGCCGACCGGGGCGAGGACGTTAGTGGACGAGGCGGCGGGCATCCGGGTCCCTCGGGTCAAAGGTTGGATCTAGGCGGAAATCGGCGACCACCCATTTTTTGACGGCGATGAACAGCTCGAGGCGCTCGCTATCGGTCAGCTTGGCGCGGTCGGCGAGGCGGCGCATGTCATCTTGCAGCTCGGCCGAGGAGAAATAGATCAGGCGCTTTTCCTTGCGCCCGTCCTCGAGCATGACCTCGGCGAAGATCGCGCCGGTGTAGCCGATCTTGGCCGAGGAGCAGAGACAGGGGAGTGCCGGCTCGATGAACCCGGGGAACACCGCTTTTAGCAACGGCAGCATGATCTCGTCGTAGCTGTCGGCGAGCACCGACAGCAGCACCGCGCCGGTCTTGCCTTGGGCGGTTCGCAATAATTTGCCCTGCCAGCTCTCGCGCAGTTCCTGTTTGCGGGAGAACGCGTCGAGGGTTTTAGAAAGCTCGTCCACGGGGTCCCCCAAACGCCTGGGAGAACGCGCCGCCGATGTCGGTGATATCGTAACCGAGGCCGGCGGACACGGGTCGGCCCTGCTGCTGCATTTGCGCCAGGCGCTTCTTGCGCAGCTCCTCGGTCTGATCGCCGACCTGCTGGGCGAGCAGATCGCCCAAGCCGGTATAGGCCGAGACCGGATTGGTTGAAGAAGGAACAGGCATGTGTGGCCCCTCGTGGAGAGGACGGGCGCGCGCGTGCGCCCGTTAGTCAGGTAGCAGGGGTATGCGTACAATTGGTGCTATATCACTGAGGTGGCGCAATATCTAGCGGTCGTCTTACGGCCCCCATTTGCGGGCAACAGCCTGCGACCGCCCTAGCTCATTCCACCCCGACCGCAAACACGTCGAAGTCGGTGCCCTCGGCGATCGTCGAGGGGGGATTGCGCTCCCATTTTCCCCCGAGCGGCACCGCGCGGGCGAACCGTTTCGCCATCAAGCAAGTTCGCGTCGCCGACATCAGGTCGTCTTTGATCTTGACGATCTGCCCGTCCTTCATGTGATAAAAGCGGCGTTCTTCGAACCATTCCGTGAGGTGTGCGGCCACGCGCAGCCGCCCGTTTTTCTCGCGCTCGTCCCATTCCTTGATCCCCGCCCATGTCGAAACCGATCCGTCCTCCCAGGCGGCGTGCTCGTGCGCCATGCGCAATTCATGCTTCCTGTACTGGCTGGCCAGGGGTTCGCCTGTATTGCGATCCCGTTCGCTGCCATCCCGTGGCCAAACGACCGGGACGGAAGCCCCGATCTTCTTCATCGCCGCCGCGTGCGAAATGATCAGCGCGTCGGCCATTCGGATGGTGTGATGAACATGTATTACGTCGTTGTCCTTGTCCCACAGGATCAGCACGGCTGCGAACGGATGCCCGATGCCGAAATCGAGCCCCCAGAGTTTGTGCCAGTGCGCTGGGATGTACTCGAGCGGCGGTTCTATGATCGCGGCTTCTGCCGTCGTGAAGATGCGACCCGACCCGAGGGCTGGAACACCGCGGGCGCGCGCCTCGCGTTCGTGCGGAAGGTAACCATCGATCATGCGCTGCTTGGCCGCCGCACTAAGATGCCCCCCTTCTGGAACATCATCGATCGTCATGGGGACGTAGCCACGGTCATAGGTCGGCTCGTCCGTGAAGCGGAGCACGACCGCCGTCGGGCCGTTTATGGGCGTGAATGTGATCCAGATAGCCCCGTCCTTTTCGCCAATACGGGCAAGCGCCTCGGCGTAGACATCGATGCCGGGTTCTTCATCGAGCCACACCCAATCGCAACCCTCGCCCTGGAATTTCGATCGGCCCTGCTCGTAGCTTTTGAACCGGATGATGGAGACCCCGCCGGTTGAGTGGCGGACCTGGACGGTGTCGACCGCGTCGGTGACGCCGCGCGCCAGCGAGGTATCGAGGATGAGCTCGCGCGGGATCATGCCCGAGCCCTGCAGGGTGGTGACGCCGGGCGAGCCTAGCAGCTTGTTCTGGCAGACATCGCGGGTTTCCAGACTAGTTTCACCTGCGACCCATCCAAGCGTTGGACTATCAAAAACTCGGCCCTTCCAATCCTTTGGATAGAGACCTGTAGCGTGCAGCGTTGCCTCGTAAGCACCCACCTCGGTCTTGCCGAGCCGGTTGCCGGCCATGAGTAATCGTTCCCGCTTGAACTTGCCGGCATTGAGGAACTCCAGCTGCTTGGGGTAGGGCTTGAAGGACTCGAGCTTGTTGTAGGTCTTGCGCTCGAGCGCGGCCTCGAGCGTTGAGGCAATCTCGCGCAGCTCGGCAAGCGTGGGCATTTGTCAACTCCGTAAATCGATTTTTAAATCGCCGTTTGTGTCGTTGACTAGCGGTCGAATTTCCGTCCATCGGAGGCGTAGAACAGGTCGAACGTACCATCCGGCCAGGTCTCGGCATAGAAGTAGATCCCGCGGCTGTCGACGTAGAGGTTGGTGCCCTTGACCAGCTCCATGACGAAACCGCGGCGCTGATCGCGCAGGAATTTTGGCAGCTCGAGCGGCCGCCAGGGGCCGAATGGAACGAGCCGCTTCTGTTTGACTTTGAACGGCTTGGCCTTGGCCTTCGGGACCGGGCCGACACGCCCGTATTCCTGGCGCGCCCGCAGCTGCCGCATCAGCGCGGTGACGTGGCGGCGCTGATATTCATGGCGCTGCCGGCGTTGCTGCGCCTTCGCCATGCGCGCGCGCACGTCCTCGGAAAGCTGGTGGTGAGCCGGCTCTTGGGTCGGGGGCAGGGTATCGGACAGCTCGCCGATGCTCGGGCTTGCGATGACCCCGTGCTTGTCGATTGCCGCCAGCACGTCGGTGATGTCGACGTCGTCGAACTCCGGTTCGATGGTGGCGTAATAGGGGTGCAGGCGCTGGCGATTTCGGGGACTTATGACCGAGCTCATTGGGAGAGCAGTTTGCGCAATTCCCCCAACGATCGATACGGTCTTGGAATGTACCACACGCCGTTGGCTGGATCGGGGCGCAGATTGCACTCGCGCACGCGCGCCAGGCATTCGTGACCATAAAGCCAGCCTTCAATGAAGGCATGGTGATCATGATTGAAGATGACCAGTACGTAGGGCAAATGCGGATATTCGGAATCATCTGTGCGATAAGGCAATTCAGCCTGATAGCCTTGGGTCGGGCGACGGGTGCGAACCTCCAATTTGTTGGCAACGTCAATCT